TTAAGGAAAGTTCTTCAAAAACCTGTTACTTAGCTCCGAAGGAATACGCATCGGGATACCACTATTAACCATCCTTTCCAACTGTATGCTTAATGAGCCATCCAAATGTTGGCAGTGGAAAAAGAAGTAATAATCTTCGTCTAGTCTAGCGTTAAGAATCGCGATCAGTGCTTCTCTCGTTGTAAAATCAGAACAAATAATTTTTTCAAGTAGAATGGAAAAGATAGCAGCTTCTTTTTTAAAAAGATCTTTTTTAATTCCAGTCATATACTGATCATGAAAGGTAGATATTAAAGCAATATCTTTATAAGAAGTGTCTTTTCTCATTCTTGGGTTTTTGTATAAATATTCGTTAAATAAATTAGATATGGTTTCGTATGAAATACTTTTGAAGCCATTAAAGTTACCATTGTTATAAGCGCCTATTGGATATTTTTTCTCTTCCAATATATTTGTCAGTATTTTAAGTAGCTCATTGAATTGGCTGAAAGTCTGTTCAGTGCGTAGCATATTAATTTGTCTTTCACTGGACTTATGGGTAACAAGCAAAGTCCAAACTACAGCTAAAGTTCCAAAAAATGAAAAGATAGCTCCTGATGTTCCGCTTATGTAAGAACCGAAACTTGCCCAGTCATCATTTTTGTATGAAAAACTATCTGAGATATTTGGGAAGTAAATAGTTTTCGAGAATTGAATAAAGTAAAGGAATAGCGGAGTTAAGCCAAGAATTAGAGTGATGATTATAAAAAAAGCAATGAGGTATTTATTCATCAGAGTTATCCTTTATGCTTAATGGGTTGTATTTTATTGCATCTTCTAGATGATTTGGGGAAAAGTGTGAGTAACGCATTGTCATTTTTATGTCAGTGTGGCCTAAAATGCGTTGAAGTACCAAAATATTGCCACCGTTCATCATAAAGTGTGATGCAAAAGTATGGCGTAATACATGAGAGAGTTGCCCATCTGGTAAATCTAATTCAGCTCTTTTAACAGCACTACGAAAAGCAGAATAACAGGTGTCAAAATAACGTCCGGCCTTCTCAGGCTTTGGAATGCTGTCATAGACAGCCTGACTGATAGGTACTGTCCTATTTCTATTACCTTTAGTCTTAATGAAGCTCACTTTGAGATTTCTGATCTGCTTTGTAGTCAGTGATTCTGCTTCATCCCATCTTGAACCCGTGACTAAGCATAAGTGTGCTACATGGTAAACATGCGGATTGCGGCTATTTTTACATTCTTCAAGAAGCCGCTTTATTTCCTCTGCTTCAAGGTAAGCAAGTTCTGCTTCTTCAGATTTGAAAGGGCGCAAGTTTTCAAGAGGATTGTTTTTCTTCCAATGACCCAGCCGCTTTAGTTCATTGAAGACCGCCCGGAAGTAAGCCAGCTCTAAGTTCATGGTTCGTGGCGAAACCTTTTGCACTCGCGCAGTCCTGGCAATTTCACCTGACAGTCTTTTTTTTCGATATAAAGAGAACATGGTTGCGCTGAACTCATGGGCAAGCGGATTGCCCATGCTTTCACATGCGAACATCATTGCACTGAGTCGCTTTTCGCCATCGTCAAGGGTGATGCCGTGTTCATCGAACCATTGCTGAGCAAGCTCTGATAATTTGCGGCGATCCTCTTTGCCATCTAACCAAGGTTTCTCTACTAATGTCTCCATCACATAATTTTCATACGCAATGGCCTCACCTTTCGTTGAAAATGTCTTTCGGATACGCTTACTGGGTTTTCCTTTCGGTTTGCCTTCCGGGTAGAAATCCAGTAGCCACTTGCCATCATTTTGCTTGCGAATAGACATAATTAAGAATTGAGGATTTTTTGTTTCTGTTGCAGGAATTCTTCTTCAGTAAGAATGCCTTTATCTTTCAAAGATGCCAGTCGTTCGAGCTGTGCAATAATATCGTTATCATTTGACGATGTGATTTTTTCGGCTGGAGTGTTTAAGTTATTGCGTGTGGAATTAACTAAGTTAGTAAAAGGAATGACGCTCTGTTTAGCAACATCCTTAATAGTGTAATTCTGGCCGCTAGTCGAAATAGTGATTGAGCCTAGAATCATTCCAGTTTGACCGCCAACGCTTACAATATCTTTGAGGTTGATATCAACCTGTTTCACACCAAATAGCATTCCTTTATCTAAGAATATTACACGTTGGTTTGTTAATGTGATAAGCCATGTATTGCCGTCCATCATGCCGCTTGCAACAGCCAATGGTTGCTCATTGTCGCCAATGATATTAGGCAGGTGATAAAATTCCTTTTTTGTACCAAACGAAACATTCTTAACAACTTCGGCAAGTCTTTTATATTCTTCTTTCAGCTGCTGCTGTGTTGCAGTCTTAAAGTTAATCATGTCAATCATTCCTTCGCTAGTTTGAAATTTTTAAAGCTATGCGTCCAAGCACTTCTATATCATCAATATTGCAATCAAAAGCCATGCCAATTCCGCTGACTCTGATTTTTCGAATAGGTATGCGGCCTAAAGTTCTGACGCTCACTTTACCTTCGATATTGACCAGCCATTCCCCATCAAAGATTTCAGAGAATTTTCTGTCAATAACGTACTGGGCGTTCTCGTCTAAAAGGCAAAACGCATCTGTAGGTAATGGTGCACCTTCGCGAAAGAAGGCTTTATCAAGCATTACAAATCCAGAATCGAACAGCTTACCTTCAATAAGTTTTTTGCGCGGTAGTTTTAATATATCTAACGAATCATCTTCAAACTTTTTGCCTGAACCAGTTGTTAGCCACTCCAGGCTAACACCGGTTTCCAGTACGCATTGCACAACAATGTCTGCCGGGAAAGTGCCGCGCTTTCTTCTAGCAGACATGCTACTTGCAGCCATTTCTAAATGATCTGCCAGCTGCAGGGATGTGCTGAAGCCGTAAGCCTCACAAACACGATCTAAGACCAATGCGCTATCAGTTGGTAGGGTGAATTTTCCAGTATCTCGCATTTATTGGTTGCAAATTCGATTAAGTCGAATTAGTCTCCGTGTTGTAAGTTCGATAAACGTGAATATTGTTGAATGTTGCTGCATTCAAACGAATCAGGAGTTTGCCCTATGCGTCCTAACATTACAATCACCATCCCTACGCCCTACCTGCCCCTTGAAGAGTACTGCCGCCTAACAGGCATCGCTATGGGTACTGCCCGTGACATGGTTCGCGATGGCCGTTTACCTATTCGCGGAAAAGGTGATAAGCCGCGTGCACGAGTCGAAGTAAACATGGCTGCTCTTACTGTTGAAGCGTTAAGCGAATGCCGTATTTCGCTTCACGCGTAATTCAGGCTATCAATTCGTAAGGTACGAATCATGTACGATTATAAAGTTTCAGTACGAAACTACCTTGATGATGCCTGCCGCCAGTTTTCTTTGGCACATAACGTCACGGATCTGGCTAAAAAAGCAGGAATGCAACCGGCAACACTACGCAACAAGCTGAATCCGGACCAGTCGCACCAACTGACATTACCTGAACTGCTGGCGATCATCGATCTCACTGAAGACCCAACCATTCTTGATGGTTTTTTGCGTCAGATTAATTGTCAGCCTTCTGTGCCGGTTAATAACGCCAGACCTGAAAACATGCAGTTTTGCGCATTAACTGCTGTGGCCAGTGTTGGGGTAATCGCTGGGGAAGCGGTTTCAACGGAAAAGATGACCGTTGCACGCCGCAATCAGATTCTTAACAGAGCCAGTGATGCTATCCGCAGCCTGTCTTTACTCGTCTATTCCGTTGAAAGTCGTTTTCAAACCGTGCCGGTGTTGGCTGCTGCCGTTGATGTGGTAAGCGCCTCAATGCCTGGCATCGTTGCGTGAGGTGAACATGTTCGTATTCGTGAATCTGCTAAAGCGCCAGTCGCCATCGAAGCAGCTGCCTGCGTATGGCCACGGCACCATCCAGCTGCCAAACGGGCAGCGCTGGAATCCTGCTTTTACCCGTAAAAATCATGAGGCAAAGCATGAATGCAAACGATGAAAAATGGCTGGGGGTGCTGCGCCAGATGGTTTCTGGCCATAGCACACAGGCATACAGCATCTGGGAGCGGCTTAGCGAACATCAGCGCGGAATTATTCTGCACGCCGCAGGCTTAAAGGCGCGTCATTGTCGTTATTCGTGGAGCCAGTTCACTGACCACGAGTTACACCAGATTAAGCGCGGCCTGCAGCGTCTGAAATGCATGGTTGAAATGTTCAAGGGGCTGGGGCCGCTGGCATTTCAACAGGAAAAGAAACCATCACCGAGCGTGCTGAGCGCGGCGCGATCAGTGCCCACTGTACCGGGTACACCAGTACATGAACTGATAAAGGCGCGGCAGCAGCTGCGTAAACCCGCTGACAATCGTGCCCACTGAGGAAATGTTATGAACATCATCACCGTAGAAAAAAAAGGGCTGCTTGAAGATTTCCGCGACTGGGGCGTTAACCCGGATTATGCAGAGTTCTTCATCAGCAAATGCGACGCCGAAGGCAGCACTGTTGCACTCAGGTCTTTCGTCTTCAATGACACGATCCACCTGGACGACAAAATACAGTGGCTGCTGGTAAGTTCTGCTTTCTGGTGTCGTGCGTTTCGCGAGGCAGAAACCCACACGCAGCAGACAGAAGCAGTGAGCGCAATCCGCGCGATTTACTTTGCAGCTGGCTTCCTCGGAGCATCGCCCGTTGTGGCGCTTATCCGGTCATGGTGGAGCGTATCTTATGAATTGCATCTGTTGTCATCCCCTAACCAATCACAGATGCAGATGAAGTCCTTCCGTTCCTCAATTCTTAATTCGCTGCTTAAACGCTAATAACCCGCCGCACTATTTTCGGCTTTCCATCGGATAGCCGGGGATTCGTGCGCTCTTAATTGGAGAAAACGCCATGAGAATGACCCGTCAGGATTTAAAAAAAGAAGCGGCCGGCAGCACTGAATTGGTACAGGAGCTGTGCAAGCAAGCGCATGTTGAAGGTGGCAAAGATATGGCAACTAAGCTGTCTGGCCGCCTTGATCGTCTCGCTACGCACGCAGCAAATAAAGGGCTGTCTGCTGTTGAGATTGTTGAACTGATCCGGCAGGAAGCTGAAGCGATTGACGGTAAAGGCGGGGCGTTATGGCAGTGAAGCCACCATTAATCATAGCCGCGCGGGGACCAGCGTGAATCTGGCTGAATCCGTAAGCCTTAATGGTCAGTATCACGCCGTAAATAAAATGCGGCGTGAGTACTTTGCGCCTGGCGCACCGCAGGGCATCACCCATACGGAGCTTAAACTCTGGCACTGTGACTCCACCGATCATGAGTGGCGCAGCCAGTACCTGCATAATATTCCAGATTACCTGTCCGGATATTTTGGCCAGCGATATGAAACGCTTTTAAAGTCACCTAAAGACGGTCGCCGCCGTGCCAATACGTTCTTACGCAACACTATCGGTAAGAGCGTATTGCCACGTCTGAAACTTGTTAACGCAGCATGGCAGCGTGATTACTCAACCGGTTTGCCTTCACCTTTCAAAGATAACCTTGATGATCTGCCGGGCTATGATCGGGACCGTGTGCGTGATCTGGCTTATAAAATTGCCAGTCACTTAGGCGAGGCTTTTCACTCCTGGGCTGAAATGACGGCGCCCGACGATAAACCTGACGAAGACGGCCTGAAGCAGCGCACGGCTCAGGGTTATGTTTTTCTGGCACAGGAAGCACTGAAATGCGGCACTACGCCGCCTTTCTGGTTGTCTGTTAAGAAGACAGGCAAGATTAAACGTCGCAACGCTGAAAGCGCGATTCTGCGCATGATGTCACCTGAATGGTGGCGTGTTCGTCTGCAGCGTCGTCGTGATCTGCACCGTGAGCATATGGCTATTGCCGTGGGGCAGGTCCAGAAGGCCGCCAGTCCCTACGTTTCACGCGGAACACTCGGAGAGTGGGCAGAACAGAAAAAGCGTAACCGCGAGTTTTTCAAAAAGTTTGATCTGATTAATGAGGATGGTGATCGCATTGCCCTGGCCGATATGGTCAACCGCAGCAATGCTAATCCTGCTATTCGCCGCTGTGAGTTAATGGCGCGTATGCGCGGATTTGAAGATATCGCCAATCATGAAGGCTATGCCGGTGATTTTTACACCATCACCGCGCCGTCACGTTTTCACGCCGTACACAGCAAAGGTGGATTCGTTTCACAGTGGAACGGGGCAAACCCACGCGACACTCAAAAATATCTCTGCTCTGTCTGGGCAAAAATCCGTGCAGCGCTGTCCCGTGCCGGTATCCACGTTTTCGGCTTCCGCGTTGTGGAACCGCATCACGATGGAACACCACACTGGCACATGCTGCTTTTCATGCGTCCGGAACACGTTGAAGAAGTACGTGACATTATGTGTTACCACGCGCGGGTTGCTGACAGTGAGGAACTGAACACAGAGAAGGCGTTAAAAGCACGTTTTCACGTTGAGCCAATTGATCCCACCAAAGGGAGCGCAACGGGCTACATCGCAAAATACATCTCTAAAAACATCGACGGCTATGCGCTTGATGAAGAAAGCGACGGCGAAACGGGCGGTAACGCGCGTGAAATGGCAAAAGCCGTTTCAGCCTGGGCATCACGCTGGCGTATCCGTCAGTTTCAGCAGATTGGCGGTGCGCCGGTGACGGTGTGGCGTGAACTGCGCAGGCTCGGTGACCAGCAGATTGAGCAGCCGGAAATGGATGCGGTTCTGGCATCTGCAAGCGTGGCTGTTGACTGGGCTGCATACACGCAGGCGCAGGGCGGTCCGCTCGTTGCCCGGTGCGATCTGGTTGTGCGTCTGGCTTATGAAATCACCGAATGCGGTAATGAGTACGGTGAAGACGTTCAGCGGGTGCAGGGGGTTTATTGTCCGCGTGCTGCCGGTTCGGAAGTGCCAACACGTCTGGTTAAGTGGGAAAAGGTCGCCAAACTGGCCGAAGCGTCAGCGGAGGCTGGCTTTTATGGCGGCAGCGCCGCCCCTTGGAGTTCTGTCAATAACTGTACGGGGCCGAAGCGCCGCAGGTTAGAAGTGGAGCTGAAATCTAGGGGATTTGAGGGTAGTGATGAAGAAATTGACCGGCTATTAAGCGGGGCTGCGATCTCTTTCAGGGGGCATGGGCTTTTAAAGTATCAGGCAGAGCGGCTCATAGACGTTGCTGATACCAATGAAAACGAGTGCTGGCCGGGGTGGTCTTCGGGCTAATTCAAGGTGTTAGCTCATGTTTATAGTAGATAATTCCCAAAAAAAGGGTTCATATTTCACAATGAATATTATACTGTATGGTTATACAGTATTTAATGTAAGGGAGGTTGAAATGTCTGCGTCGTTAAGTCAGATAGTTAAGGTGGAACGGATTGATTTTATAGTGAAAATAATGACTCATTCACTTGTGGAAGATAAACGCCGCGCATTACTTGATGAATGGCTGGGTGAACTGACGGAAGACCTTTTAACTGACCTAAAAAGCGAAGCGAGGAAAAGCGCCCCAGTTAGTGAGGGGCGTTCTTATTAGGATGCCTGTAGAAGTTTTAAAGTCAGCTGTTTTTGTTCTGCTGACATACTGCTGATCACCTGCTGAATCAGTAAATCGCCTTTTTTGGCGCTAGGGCTGATTGTGTGGGAAAACGTTAAATTCATAACAAAAGTGTGTCCGCACTCAACATCTGCACATGAGCAATAAATATCAGCAATATCACGATGTTTGCGATTTGTTTTACGGATGACCGCCTTTGATTTGCACTCTGGGCACTCAATTTTTAACACGCGCATATTTGCGGCTCCGGCGTTGTAAGTTTGCCTGGATTTTATCCGATTACGCCTCATGCCGCATCCTTGTTCTTTGATTGCTGGGAGAATTTCAGGTGAAGGTGTTCCGGTATTTCCGGATCACCATTCACCGCCATCATCAGGCGGCGCTGAAGTGGGGCAACCTCGTTTTTCTTGTAGGTGGCCTCCACCTTTTCCGGGTCGCCCAGACCGGAAGTGTTCTGCGGAATAATTCCCGCAAGCCCAGCCGGAAAGCGGTGCGCGTTCAGCACGTCCTGTGCGCTGATGTTCTTCACGTTGGCAAATTCATCTTTCGCGCCAATATCCCCCATCTGGATAAACTGCACGCCTTCCTTATCCCCGCCGGGGATATTCACCAGAATAGTGCTGAAGTTGCCGATCCCCTTGCTGTTGGCCAGCTGCTGCTCAATCTCTTCTTCAACTTCATCCGTCATATTCGGGTCTGTGGTGTAGAGAATGCCGCCGGTGTGCGCGCCGTTGTGGTAATACCGGCGGCGGAAAATCACCGCTTCGCTGTTCAGCAGGGCGGAGTGAATGCCGCCGATATAATCCGGCAGGCCGTAAATCTGCTGCTGCGGGTCATACATCCGGATAAAAATCACATCCTCTTCAGCGTAAACCAGCGGTTCACCCTGTTGCAGCACTACAAACTCACCGTCCCTGCGGCGGCGCATATACAGGCCGGGCATGGGTTCCAGGGCAACCACGTCGCCCCAGCCGTTGCGGATTTTAACTAGCCCCAGATCCCCGAACGTCAGCAAATCCATCGCGCCAGCTTCAAGGCTGTCAAACGTCAGACCGCCGCCCAGATAATCCGACAGCACCATGTTTTTGCGCGCGTGCAGAATGCCGCCGTGCTGGCCGTTGAGGTTTACCAGCTGCGCCAGCGCAAGGCGGTCAATCGGCAGACTGTAGTGATCAAAATCGTTGTCATACCACACATCGCGGTAATCGGTGCCGGTGGTCAGTACCGGTTCAGGCTTGCCGAAGCGCAGCACGGACATTTTGCGCTTACCTGCCGCCTGCTGTGCGCCGCTGGCGCGTTGCTTATATCGTTTTTTCATGCTGCCTTCTGAAACTTCCATTTAGACTTAGGTTTGTGCTCGTAGTTGAGCGGCTCATTGTCCAGCCCGTGCATAATTGCCCAGGCTGCCTCTGCATGGCCGGTTTCTGCCGTGCGATCAGCGACGAAGGTCACCGCGCTGCCTGATTTCGTGACGGCGCGCCTGATGGACATAAACGACGCGGCCACCTCTTTCAGATCCGCATCCCATTCAATGCGTCCGCTTTCAATGACGTCTGACGCTTTAAGTACCAGGCGATTTTTTGTGCTCAGGTCGTAGCGGATAGGTTTCAGCACGCGCATAGCAAAGGGGTAAATGTTGTCATAAACGCCCTGGCCGATGCCGGTCACGTCTACGCCCAGATAGGTGAAGTTGTACCGGGCAAAGAGTTTTTTGATCTCGCTGGCCTGATGGCGGAAGTTCATGCCGCGCCAGTTGATAATTGCCAGCACGCGGAACTTCTCACCGGCCAGCACCGGCGGTGCCAAAATCACGAAGGTTGACAGGTCACCGGAACGGGCAGGGTCATAACCGCCCCAGACCGGACGATCATCAAACGGGCGGCGCGCTTTCGGGTCGTGGTCCTGCCAGAACGTAATGTCAGTACCGCATTTTTCCAGGTCGGAAAAACTGAATACCGCGTCCTTACTGTCAACGAAGACGCACATATACAGCATATCGAACGTGTCTTTGCTGTAGCGGTTGCGCAGCTTGTCGATGCTGGCGAGGTTGAAGCCTTTGGCAATGGCATCTTCCATCGTGATGACGTAGCGCCACTGGCCATCAGGGCAGAGGCGTCCACCGTCGCGCATGGCGTTAAACGTTGGGAACACCACGGCGGCGCGTTTCTTACTGCCTTTTTTCCACTCTTCACCGGTCCAGAACGGGTAAGCCTGATGCGTTTTGGCTGACGGCGTTGAAAAGTAGGTGGTACGCCATTTGTCGTGTGTGGCCATCGCAGAGGCCACTTCATTCAGTCGCGCGAAGTTTGGAACCCAGAAATATTCGTCACAGTAGAGGTGGCCGCTGTATGACTGCGCCGTATTCTTGTTTGTAGATAGAAAGCGCAGCTCTGCGCCGTTGCTCAGGCGGATAGGGTTGCCGGTGAGCGTGATTCCGAAATATTCCTGGGCGATGTTGACGATATATGAGCGGAAAACCTCCGCCTGCGCACGCGAAGCGGAAAGGAAAATCTGCGGATCACCGGTTAGCACGGCGTTTTCAAACGCCTCAAAAGCAAAATACCAGGTCGCACCGATCTGGCGGCTTTTGAGGATGTTTCGCACCTGCTGGCTGATGTTCAGGCGCAGGTGTTTCTGGTAACCAAAGAGGTGTTCTTCAGCCCATAAGTTCAGGTCGTCTTCCGTCAGTCCGGACACGTCGTTTTTATTGTACTTGCGCTTATTGCGCGGCTGGTCACCTTCCTCTTCACTGCCGCCGTTGCTGCCACCAGTGGATGCCGGGCGCGCGGCGGCCAGTTTCTCTTTGTGTTTGTTTTGCTGTGCACGCAGCTTTACCGCATGGGCAATCAGCTGATCCAGTTCTTTCAGTTCCAGTTCTGTTTTGCCGTCGCGCCCGGTCAGCAGCTGGATGCGGCGCTCTATCGCATCTTCCGTGCTTTCATGACTGAGCATATCTGCCCAGCCTTCCTTTTCCGCCCAGTAGTAAATAATCCGCGCATTCGGCAGATTTAATTCACTGGCGATTTCCTTCGGCGTATATCGCCTTAAATACAGGGCGCGCGCAACGCCGCGTAATTCTTCACTGTATTTAGCCATCCGATGATTTCATTCCTTTATGTGTCTGAACGCTATTATGCCGATGCGGATTAAATAAAAACCCCGCTTTGATTCTTTATGGTTCGTCTAATTGCCTTTATCCGAACACAGCAGAATTTGTCTGGGTGCGGCAGGCGTTTAATTCATTAATAATGACTCTGCTGTTACGGAGGGCAGGAAAATATATGTCACAGTTATGTACTGACTGGCTGTGTATTGCCACCGAGGGGGATACGGTTGACCGCCGCGAATTAAAACGGGAATGGTTAATTGATGCTGCTGAAACATATGACCCTGAATTATACGCCGCACTTATTTGGCCGGAGCATGAACGCTATTACGGAAATGGGGGCAGCGTAAAAGAGGTGATGTGGCAGGAAGGTGAGGACGGGCTGGTAAGGCTTTACGCAAAAATCAGTCCGAACATGAGCCTGATTGAAGCCAATAAACGCGATCAGCTTCTTTATTTTTCGGTTGAACTTACCGAAGACGGAAACTTTCGCGGCACAGGGCGCAGCTATCTCGAAGGGCTGGCGGCAACGGACTCGCCTGCCAGCGTGGGCACTTCACGTATGCGCTTTAGCCAGCGCAAAAAAATCAAACCCGGCTGCTATCGCTATAAGTTTGGCCGGAATGGAAAAGTGGAACAGGAAACAAAAATGAAAAACTGGCAAAAGCTGTTTGGCATTCAGCCGAAAAAATTCGCTGAAGATGATGTGACGACTGATGCGCCGGAAGACAGCGACAAATTACAGGCGCTGGCTGAAGCCCTGAATAATCTGGAAGGCCGTGTGTCTGCAATCGAAACGCAGCTGGCTTCCACGCAGGAAGATGTGGATACCATTGCCGAAGTGGTGGATACGCAGGAATTTGCAATGCTGCGTGAAAATATCGGGGCAGTCATTAAAAACTTTGGAAAGCTGGATAACAAGATTACACAGCTGCCGAAGCGTAAGCCCGGCGATAAGCAGGAAAGCCGCAAATTTAAATTCATCTAATTTCGCCTTCGTCAGGGAAGTTTCTATAAGTCGCATTATTTGCGAGAGGGTTATTTATGAAGTTAAACAAACGCGCACTGGCATTCATCGACGCTTTCTCTGCCGGACTGGCTGAGCATTACAGCGTGACGAATCCGGCCCGCGCATTCAGCCTCACCGATCCGCAGGAAACCAGCCTCCGCGCTGCGCTGCTGGAGTCCGTGGAGTTCCTGAACATGATCACCGTGGCAGACGTGGACCAGCTTAGCGGCCAGGTTGTTTCGGTAGGTGCGTCGGCACTTCACACAGGGCGTGTGGCTGACGGGCGTTTCCGTCGCAAAGTCGGTGTGGAAGGCAACGATTACAAGCTGGTCGAAACCGATTCCTGCGCGGCGCTGAAATGGGATCTGCTTTCACTGTGGGCAAACGCCGGTGATGAAGGTGAGTTTTTCCAGCTGGTACAGACGTTTTCGAATCAGGCGTTTGCGCTGGACATGCTGCGCATTGGCTTTAACGGCAAAGAGGTGGCGACGACAACCGATCCGGAGAAAAACCCGAACGGCGAAGACGTCAATATCGGCTGGCATCAGCGCATGAAAGGCTTCAAAGACGGTTACCAGATTATGACCGATGCGGTCACCCTGGACGATGCCGGTGATTATCACTCGCTGGATGCGATGGCCTCTGACCTGATTAACGCCAAAATACCGGCGCAGTTCCGTAACGATCCGCGTCTGGTGGTGCTGGTCGGGGCCGATCTGGTCGCGGCGGAGCAATACCGCCTGTATCAGAAGGCAGACAAGCCCACGGAGAAAATCGCCGCGCAGATGCTGGGCAGCACCATTGCCGGGCGCACCGCGATTATTCCGCCGTTTATGCCAGGCAAGCGCATGGTGGTTACGCCACTGTCAAACCTGCACATCTACACGCAGCGTGGCACGCGTCAGCGTAAGGCGGAGTTTGTGGAAGACCGTAAACAGTACGAAAACAAGTACCTGCGCAATGAGGGTTACGCCGTTGAGGAGCCGGAGCTGTATGCGGCTATTGACGAAAATGCGGTGACCATCGGCAAGGTGACCGAACCGGCAGAGGGCTAACCATGAGTCTTTCACCCGCACAGCGACACAGCCAGCGCGTGACCATGCAGCAGCAGCAGGCGCGGCTTGAGGAAGTGAACACTACGGCCAGCCTTCACCTGCAGATGCAGGAAATCATGGAAGACGTGGCGGTATTACGCAGTCTCGGTACAACGGCAGAGCGCGTGGAGATGAAGCGTGATGTGCTGCTGCCGAAGTGGATGCCCACGGTAGAAAGTTACCTTGAACTGGGCCGCGTGTATGCCAATCCGGTGTTCGCGTACTGCGTTGTCTGGCTGTTTGACGTAGGCGAGTTCGATCAGGCGCTGGACTGGGCAGACATTGCCATTGCGCAGGAGCAGGCCACGCCGGAAAACATCAAATCGCGATTCCCGGCCTTTGTGGCCGATCAGATGATGAACTGGGCGGAGCAGGCAAGCCAGGCGGGTGAAGACTTAGAGCCTTATTTCTCGCGGACGTTTGAGAACGTCACGCAGCGCTGGCGGCTGCACGAGGAAATCACCGCCAAATGGTTCAAATTCGCGGGGCTGCTGCTGCTGCGCGATGAATCAGGACAGGCGCGGGCGGCGGCGTCAGATAGCGTCGAAACGCTGTCTGAGGCTGACCGGCTGCTGGCGGCCGCCGAGGCGAAGTATCACAGAGCAGGCGTAGGCACGATGCGCAAGACGATTGCGGCGCGCATCCGGGCGCTTACGGCTGAATAACGACTACCGCAAGCCGGGTGGGCGCGGATGAGGGCAGAACACGCAGTGTAATGCGCCGTGGATTCCGGTCAGCCCACCTTTTTACGGGGGATTTTATGTTCAGTGGCAAGCCGATTGAATACCAGGACAGCCCGCTGACCAATGACGGATTCTGGCCGGATATGAACCTGTCAGACTTCCAGCGCAGCCGCAGTATTCCGGCTGACGTAGACGCGGAAACAGTGGCGAATGCGCTGCTTACGGCGGCAGCGGAGGTAAACAGCGGGCTTGCCGGTGTGCAGGAAAAGCACCGGGCGGCAGGATACCAGACCGCTGCTGACGTGCCGGGGGTCAGCATGAACGGCATCAGTCAGCTGGCGGCGCAGTATAAAAAGGCGGTGTATGCCAGGGCAAAAGCGGACCTGATGGGTGAGTTTGCGTCTGTTGGCCGCCGCGAGTCGCACCCGGGACAGGAGAGCGATGAAACGCGCAAGGGATTGCTGGCGGAGGCCTCGGTGACTATCCGCCTGATTAAGGGGCTTAAGCGAGCCACGGTGAGGCAGGTATGAGCACAGAAAGTCAGCTTGAATCACTGACCAGCTTTATTAAGTCAGAAATGCCCCAGCGTGCCATGCAGTCATTCACCAGTGAAATGACGGGACTGAAAACCATCCCCGCCGCGCGTGATATGGGGCTGGGGCAGGTGCAGCTTTCGGTGATCCGCTATGACGCAGAGCTAATCTGGGAGCGCTTCCCGTACCGTGAATGCGATCCGCGTCTGCTGATGGCGCTGCTGGAAGTGTGGCAGGCGACTGATACAGAGGACCGGGATTTATTCAGCCAGGTCGGCATCACTAATGCCGATCCGGACTGGGACATTGAGCTGATTGACGAGGAAACCGCAATTGTGACCGTTACGGTGCCGATGGCGGAACGGCTGATTATCGTGCCGGATGAAAACGGGCCGGTTCCTTATCAGGGCGGACGCTACCGGCTGGCCGATCCGGAAATCTGGACGGCGCTGAGCGCGATGATTTACACGGAGGTTGAGGAGTGATTTTCGGGGCGGAGATTAACGCCGCGCAGCTGCGTGACATGCGCCGCGAGATTGCAAAGCTGGAGCTGCCCGACAAAAAGCGCCAGCGACTTATCTGGCGCATGGCGAAGTATGGCGTGATCCCGGCTGCAAAGCGCAACGTGCGTAATCAGCAGTCGCCGGACGGCACGCCGTGGCAGGCAAGAAAAACGCGCCGCCGGGGAAAGATGCTGCGCAACCTGCCAAACCTTCTGCACATCCGCGAAATGCCCGAAATTGAAGCCGTGCGGCTTTACCTGCAGGGCGGTGGATACCGGAACGGGGACAAAGCAGTACCTGCCGGGACAGTGGGTTATGCGCAGCAGGAGGGAATGAAAACCAGCGTCAGGGCACGCGGAACGGGTCGCCCCGCACCGGCGGGAAAAATGGCCACGCTGGCGCAGGCTAAACGGCTGCGAAAGCTGGGCTACAAAGTGAAGCGCGGGAAGCGGTGGCGTAAGCCGCCGTTTAAGGAAATTACCGAAACGATGGGATATGCGCAGGCCGGTCTGCTGATCCGCAAGCTTACAGGGCGGGCGGCAAAAACGGTATGGGCTGTCGATGTGCCGTCCCGTCCGTTTCTTGGGATGGGCAGCGACGATTTCAATAAGGCACTGGCGCGCCAGCTGCAGGCCATTGGCTACGGCTGGGACGTTAATGCGCAGGATATCAGGGGAAGGGTATGAGCTGGCCAAATGTAACGGTCAATCAGCTTAATCAGCTGCAGGGTGAAACAAAGGATATTGAGCGCGTCGTGCTCTTTATCGGACGCGGCGCAACTAACGCCGGGAAGACGCTGGCGGTTAATACGCAGACCGATTTTGATGCGCAGCTGGGTGCGGCGGATTCGGCGCTGAAAAGTCAGGTCATGGCCGCGCTGGAAAATGCCGGTCAGAACTGGTCCGCATTCGTTCACGTCCTGGCCGAAGATGCAGAGCTGTCGGCATGGGCAGATGCCGTACTGAGCGCGCAGCAGGTGGCATCCGTGGAAGGGGTCGTGTTGTGCGCAGATGTTCCGGATAAGAAAGAGATTAACGCTGCCGCCTCGCTTCGCAGCGCGCTGCTGGCGAAGTTCGGGCGCTGGGTGTGGTTCATTCTGTCAGTCGGCGGTCCGGAGACCGGCGAAGCTTGGGCGGATTATCTGACACGAATGAGCAAGCTGCAGAGCGGGATTTCCGCGTCAGCGGTGCAACTGGTTCCGCGCCTTTGGGGTAATGAACCGGGCGTGCTGGCCGGTCGCCTCTGTAACCGCGCCGTCACTATTGCTGACAGCCCGGCACGTGTGAAAACCGGGGCGCTCGTAAGCCTGGGCAGTGACAATCTGCCGGTTGATGGAAAGGATAGTGTGCTGGAACTGGCCACGCTGCAGGCGCTGGAAGCGCTGCGTTTCAGCGTGCCGATGTGGTATCCGGACTATGACGGGCTTTACTGGTCTGACGGGCGCACGCTGGACGTGGAAGGCGGTGATTATCAGGTTATCGAATACCTGCGTATTGCTGACAAAATTGCGCGCCGCGTGCGTCTGCTGGCCATCGCCCGAATCGCTGATCGCACACTGAACAGCACGCCGGGCAGCATTGCCGCCGCGCAGCAGAGTTTTGCTAAGCCGCTGCGTGAAATGTCGCAGTCAGTCCAGATTAACGGCATTCGTTTCCCCGGTGAGGTGAAATCACCGCGCGACGGTGACGTATCAATCAGCTGGAAAAGCGCTAAACAGGTGGAGATTTATATCGTGATGCGTCCGGTTGAATCACCAAAAGAAATCACCGTGGGGCTGCTACTGGATACCAGCCTGGACAGCACTGAGGAGGCGGCATGAGCCAGCGCATCAGCGGTCAGTCATTTGATGTAAACATCGACGGGGAATTACTTCACGTTGAAAAAATCTCACTCGATATCACGGACAGCACGGCGGCTGCGTCCACGCGCGGCGTACCTGACGGACACGTAGCCGGAGAAGTTGCTGCAGAAGGTGAGATTGAGCTGAGCAGCAAAACCTTTCAGCAGCTGACCGCAAAAGCGCGTGCAGCAGGGTCATGGCGGGGCATCGACACGCTGGACTTCCTGTTTTATGCGAAGGTCGGCAGCGAAGAAACGAAGGTGGAAGCCTTCGGCTGCAAACTGGTGCTGAGCAACGTGCTGGATATCGATCCGAAGGGCGGCGCTATCAGCACGCACAAGGTTAAGTACTTCGTGACCAGCCCGAAGTTCGTCAACATTAACGGCGTGCCGTATCTGGAAGCGGCGGCAACGGAAAGCCTGATCAGCTAACGGGGATACGATGCAGGACCATGAAAAAACACTGATGCAGCTGCTGCTTATCGGCGCGGTTATCGCGCTGGGCAAGGTGCTGGCCAGTAATGAAAAAATCACGCCGCGCCTGATTGCCGGGCGCGTCATTCTGGGGTCAGCAATTTCAGTCGCGGCAGGCGCGGCGCTGGTGCAGTTCCCGGATATGTCGCCGCTGGCAGTAAACGGGGTCGGGGCAGGGCTGGGGATTCTGGGTTATCAGTTTTGTGAAATGTGGTTACGCCGCCGTCTGGGTGGCGACGATAAGGAGAAGTGAAAGTGACACTATCGGAAAAGCAGCAGTTATTCACCGCGCTGATTGCGCAGCTGATCACCTGGGCGAATGATCACGGGATGCGCCTGACGTTCGGGGAAGCCTACCGCACGCCGGAGCAGGCCGCGCTGAATGCGAAGAAGGGCAGCGGCATCGCCAACAGCCTGCACACGCAGCGGCTGGCGGTGGATTTTAACCTGTTTGTTAACGGCGAGTACAAAACCCGCACCGAGGATTACCGGGCGCTGGGTGAATACTGGGAATCGCTGGGTGGCAGCTGGGGCGGGCGTTTTAAGTCGAATCCGGACGGCAACCACTTCAGCCTTGAGCATAACGGTGTGCGCTGATGGTCAGAGACGTGCTGTTTGTGCTGGCCGGTCTGGGGCTGGCGTTTCTGGCGGGATGGACCGGGGCTGAGTGGAAGCGCGACAGTGTGGAACTGGTCGCAGAACGTGCCGCCGGGATAGCCGCTGACAGGACGCGCGATCAGCTGCAGGGCGTGGCAAGCGAGTCAGCCAGGCAGCTTGAGAACAAACTGGAGGAATTAAAAGGTGCGATACCGGCAGGCATCCGCGCTGAACTGGAGAAACCTGTTTTCAGTAATGATTGCCTGTCTGGTGATTATTTCAGGCTGTACAACGCCGCCAGTGAAAACGCAGAACGTACCCTATCAGGAAAATCTAAAAACTAAATGTCCCGTTAATCTTCCCCGATTAAACGGCACCAACGGCAGAGCCGCAGCGGAATTATTAATTCAGTGGATTGATATTTATTCAACCTGCGCGGCGCGCCATAACCAGCTTATTGACGAAATTAATTTAAGAGAGAAGAAAGCATGAGTGACAAAAAAATTGAAATGACCATTGCAGGCAAAGACGTTTCTTTTACGCCAAACGTCACCGCCTATAACAAATATATCAACGAAATTACGATGGGAAATAAAGTTTCCCCGGCGCATAACTTTCTGGTTCGTATCGTCACGCCGGACACAAAAGAAGCGCTACTGGAATTACTGGCGCTGCCGGGCGCGGCATTACAGATTGTGGGTAAAGTGCTGGAAGAATATACGCCAGAGCTGGAAATCACCGTAAAAAACTAAGCGATCGGGTCCGTAATATCGACGCCAACGGACTCGAACAGTATCTGATTTTACGCCGTCACTGGCTGCCTGGTGAGAATGACAGCGCGGAGAACCTTGCCGCCGCGCTGTGGCTTGATAACCGGCACTGGGAAAACCAGCGCGTTGCCGTAGCTAATGGCATTGCGCTGGCGTTTAAGGGAAGCGAATGAAACAGCTGGAATTCACGTTATCGCTGATCGATAAGGTCACGCGGCCGCTTCGTCAGGCACAGGCAGGCGTCACGGAATTTGCAGACAAGTCCCGCGCATCCTTTCAGCGCGTGGCCGTCGGCGGCGCGGGGCTGTGGGGCGTGGGGCAGGCCATCAAGGGCGCGCTGGGTCCGGCAATTGAAATGTATGACGCGCTGCAGGAGCAGACCGCGCGTGGCATCGACAGTACTGCGCTTAAGCAGGTTGAGAAGGATGCGAACCTTTTTTCAATGACCTACGGCAAAAGCGCCGTGGAGTTTGTGCAGTCGACGGCCAGCATTAACGCTGCAATAAGCGGCCTGACCGGTGACGAGCTGCCGAAGGTTACCCGCATTGCCAACCTGACCGCCGCTGCGCTGGGCAGCACGGCAGCGGAGTCGGCGGAGTTTATGGGGCAGATGTTCGGCAACTTCCGCGAGGATGCGGAGCGCCTGGGCAACGTGCAGTTTGCGGAGCAGCTTTCGGGGAAAGTGGCGTTTATGCGTCAGCGCTTCGGCGTAGAAATGGGCGCAATCAAAGATTTGATGGAGGGCGCACGCGGCGTCGGCACTAACTACGGCATCGGCCTCAATGAGCAGCTTGCCGTGATGGGCGAGCTGCAGCGCACGCTGGGTACTGAGGCGTCCGGTTCATATGAAGGATTCCTGACCGGTGCTGAGGAAGGCGCGAAAAAGCTGGGCATGAGCTTCAAAAATGAAGCGGGTCAGATGCTGTCCATGCCGGAGATCCTGATCAAGCTGCAGGCTAAATACGGCGCCAGTATCACCGGTAACGTGGAGGCGCAGAAGGCGCTGGATGATGCGTTTGGTGACAGTTCAGCGGTGGTTAAACAGCTGTGGGGCAACGTGACAGCACTGCAGCGAAACATCACCGAGCTGGGCGGCAATGACGGGCTTAAGCGCACGCAGGAAATGGCCGCGAAGATGGTTAAGCCGTGGGACCGGTTTATTCAGATTCTGGAAGCCATCCGGCGCGTGATCGGCCTGACGCTGATACCGGTGATTTATCCCCTGCTGAACCGCCTGGCGGATATGGGGCAGACGTTCGCGCGCTGGATGCAGATGTTTCCTAACATCGCGCGCGTGGTCGGGTATGTGGCGCTGGCCGTGCTGAGCTTTGCCGGTGCGGGCGCAGTGGCCAATATCGTGATCGGCATGGCCACGTTTGTAATGACCGGGCTGCGCGGCATCCTGACGGGGGTTCTGCTTGTCACGCGCCTTTACACCGGGGCGCTGTGGCTTGCATCGGCAGCGGTGAAGGCTTACGCCATGATCATGCGCACACTTCGTGGCGTATTGCTGGCCGTGCGTATGGCATCGGTAATGACCGGCGCGGCCATTAACTTCATGAGCTGGCCGATTCTGCTGATCATCGGCGCAATCGCGCTGCTGGCCGCAGGCTGTTATCTGCTGATCGCGCACTGGGATGCAATCAAAGCCGCCGTGATGAACACCGAAGCCTTTCAGGTTGTATCCGGCGCGGTGGCCGCTGTAGCCGGTGTATTTGGTAAAGCCTGGGCGTTTATCAGCGAGGGCTGGCTGAGTTTCGTGGCGCTGCTGTCCGGTTTTTCCGTAACGCAAACGCTGGGGAATATGGCCAGCGGGATAATGAACCTCTTCGCGAACCTGTGGGACAACATTAAAAAAACGGCGCTGAGTTCACTTAACTGGATTATTGCCAAAATTAACAAAATCCCCGGCGTCGATATTGCGGAATTTGGTGAGCCTACAGCGCCGCCGCCACGTGTTGAAAATAACCTGACAACCGGCGGCCAGTTAAAAGGCATTGAAGCAGGCGGGATTAATAAAACTATTTCCAGCAACAGCCGGAGCGTAACCGATAACAGCAAACGCATCGAAAAAGTGGAAATTAATACAGGTGGCGGCATGACGCCGCAGCAGCTGATGGAGTGGCAGGAGCTGGCGGGATGAGTGAATTACTGTATATCGATTTGCTGATTGAAAACGGCAACTTTGTTTTAAATACCGGCAAAGAGCCGGTCACGTGTAATAACCGTAAAAGTATTCAGCAGGATATTGCGCACGCCATCATTGAATCTGGCCTGATGACCGAAATGATTGCTGAAAGAAGCCCGACATTACGCGCTGATATTCTGACGCGGCTTGAATTACTGATTGAAGACGATGAGCGGATTATTCCTGGCACCATTGAGCTGACAGAAGAAAGCCTGTCACGCCTCTGGGTGACGGCCAGCACATACGACTTCGGCGGACTGTCTTACGGGGTGGATATATGACGGACAAACCGCAGGTGGATTTTACGGAGGTGGTGAAAGCCAGCGGGATGCCGGTGACGGAAGCGGAGCTGAACGCGCGCTTTACGGACATTGCCGCGCAGGAGGGGCTTATCACCAATACTTCGCGCATGTCGCCGTTCTGGCGGCTGGTCACGGCCATTATCACCGCGCCGGTGCTGTGGCTGGCGGACGTCATGATCAATACGGTGCTGGTAAATATGTTCGTGGCCACGGCAGGTGGTCAGATGCTGCGCCTGCTGGCATGGGCGGTCAACGTCACGCCAAAACCGGCAAGCCGGGCTGAAGGCGTGATCCGTTTCACGAAGGAAAGCGCCGGGGCTGATGTGACCGTGCAGGCCGGTACGCGTATCCAGACTGAGCGCATTAACGGCGTGATTTACGAGCTGGTGACCGTTGCTGACTTCACCATTCCGGCGGGGGAAGCCAGCGCGCTAATCCCGGTGCGCGCTTCGGATGCTGGGGCCGCGTGGAACCTTGCACCGGGCTATTACCGCATCCTGCCGGTGGCCGTCACCGGCATCACGCAGGCGGAGAGTGAGGAAGACTGGCTGACCGTGCCGGGCGCAGATGAAGAGAGTGACGACGAGCTGCGCGAGCGCTGCCGCAATCAGTTTAACCTGGTGGGTAACTATCACACTGACGCGGTTTACCGCTCAATGATCGCCGGGGTGGTCGGACTGAGCATAGACCGGATTTTCTTCCTGCACGATGCGCCGCGCGGGCCGGGAACGGCAAACGCCTATCTGCTGCTGGATTCCGGCGTGCTGTCAGAACCATTTATCACCGCGGTAAATGACTACATCAACACGCAGGGCCATCACGGCCACGGTGACGATATGCAGTGCTTCGGAATGCCGGAAACCCGGCACGATCTGAGCGTGAAAATGTATCTGCAGAACCCGGATAACATGACCGCCGAAAATAAGGCGCTGCTGATTAAAAATGCCGGAAACCTTATCCGCAGCGCGTTCCGGGAAAATGCTGACTATGACGTCAAAAAGACGTGGCCCTACGCGCGCTTTTCGTTTTCAAACCTTGGGCGTGAGCTGCACAGAGAGTTTCCGGAGGTGGATTCAGTCACCTTTTCGCTGGGCGATATCGTCAGCGATCTGAGTGTGCCGCGTCTTAACAGCCTGACCGTGAGTATTGAGCATGACTGATTTTGATAAAAAGCTGGCCGGGCTGCGCCTGCCCACATGGATGCGCAAAGGGGAACCGGACAAACTTCTGAAAGCCGCGCGCCGGTTCTGGGCGCAGGTTTACGGCTGGGTAACGTGGCCGGTCAGCCAGTTTGATCCGCTGACCTGTTCTGAACCGCTGCTGAATCTGCTGGCCTATGACCGGGATATTACCCGCTTCAACGGTGAGCCGCTTTCACTGTTCCGCAGGCGCGTAGCGTTTGCGTTTATCAACGCGCGCGATGCCGGGTCCGTGGCAGGGTTTATCAGCATTTTTGAGCGGCTGGGTATCGGGTATGTAGAGCTGGTTGAGCGCCAGCCCGGCATAGACTGGGACGTAATACAGGTGCGCGTTTCAGACAGCCAGATTGCGGACAACGCGCAGCTGCTGCTGCAGATAATCCAGCAGTACGGCAGGACGTGCCGCCGTTATCAGTTTGAGGTGATCACCTCGCAGCCGTTCGCCATCCGTGCAGGCTGGGACCAGGGTGAATATGTGGTTTACCCGGCGCGCATCGCCGGGGCGGACGTGGCCAGCGCGACGTTCAGCGCAGGAATTTAAGGGAAAATTATGTCACAGACAGTTATCACGACAGCATTTGAACAGTGGAAAGCGCGCCAGGCGGAAACCGGCGAGCCGGTCTTACTGGATGGGTTTATTTTTGCGAACGTGCCGGGTCTCGATCCGGCTAAGCCGGTAGACCGCAGCGAGGGCATCCCGCCAGAGGCGCAGATAGTTCACCGGCAGGCGGTCACGCGTAAAGGCGTGGTTAATCAGAATGCTGTGGTGCATTCGGTGGTACTGGGCGCAGACACGGGCGATTTTACGTTTAACTGGATTGGTCTGGTGAACAGCGCAACCGGCACGCTGGCCATGATCGTACATGCCCCGGCACAGCAGAAGCTGAAAACCCGTGAAGGCCAGCAGGGCAACGTTCTGACACGTTCATTCCTGATGGAGTACAGCGGCGCACAGCAGGAAACGGGTATCAGTACGCCAGCGGAAACGTGGCAGATTGATTTCACCGCGCGCATGGGGGCGATGGATGAACGTCAGCGCCTGGAAAACACCGATATCTACGGCACGGCGGCATTTTTTGGTGACGGCTGGCTGGTCGGCAAAACCGGCACGCAATATTTCGCTACACGTGGCGCGGGATATGTGGGCGGCCTGCGCGCGCAGCTGGATGCTGACCAGGCTATTACGGTCGGCGTGAAGCCGGTAAAAGTCTGGCTGGACGTTTGCTTTACCGGGACGCTGGCCAGCGTCTGGGGTGTGCAGAGCAAAATCACAGTGGCGGCTGATCTTGCTGATTATGAGCAGGACGGTGTGAAGCATTACGTGTCAGCGCTGGCGGGTATTGACGCTGCCGGGAACATCACAGACCTGCGTCCAAAAGGGTCGCTGGATAATCAGCAGGCCAGTGATGTGCTAAAAAAACATGAGCAATCACGCAATCACCCGGATGCAACACTGAAAGAAAAAGGCTTCGTCCAGCTGAGCAGTGCGACAGACAGCACCAGCGAAACGGCTGCAGCAACGCCCAAAGCAGTAAAAGCGGCAAACGATAATGCCAGTTCGCGCCTGAAGTCGTCAGCAAACCTGTCAGACCTGGCTGATATCAACAAAGCCAGAGAAGTTCTGAAACTTGATCGGGTGGGAAACTGGATGGCTGTGCAGGCTAATGGTGGCCAGCGTTCATCCGGCAATCATCAGATATTTATTGACTGGGGCGCTGACGGGAAACCACACCTGACGGTTGACGCCTCCTACATTGGTGAGCTGTTTACCACTGGCAACCCGCCAAACGCTGCACAGACGGGCGCTTACCCTAAAACGGGCGGGAATCTCGATGAAGAAGCGAGCATTTCAGTAATTTCAAACGTTAAACCCGGCAATCCCGGCGAAACGCTTTACTCGCCAATGTTCCGCGCGGTGTTGAAAGGGCGCGGCGGCGATATGGATTTTAAAGACGGCGCAAGTGGATTTATGAGGGTCGTCGAGAAGGTTGGTAGTTACGCCTATATTCAGCTTCAGTGGGACGGGTTCGGCACAGTATATGAGTTTAAATTCGACCAGACCGGAAAGTTTTTCGCGAATAATGAAGTTCACGCCGGTAATGGTTTTATGGCGACTGATGGGAACATTTATGGCCCGGTATGGGGCGGCTACCTAAGCAATTGGTTAAACGTCAATCTTAATAATGTTAATCAGAATATTGCTAACCAGATTAACGACGTTCGAAACTGGACTTACGGAAACTTTGTTAATGGGATGCGGCTGGGCGGTGAGATGTGGCAGGGTTCAACAAATGACAGCGGCGGCGTAGTTAGCTTAGGTAGTGGTGAAATGCTGACCGGCTGTCAGGGCGTCGGCGGTTCCGACTTTAATAAAGCGCAATGGCGAAAAAGAGCGCTGCAGTACCTTATTAATGGGCAGTGGGTGCAGGCTGGTAGTCTTTAAGGGGAAAATACATGGTTATTATGAAAAATTTAACCGTCGAAAATGTCGATCTGAACGGGCTTCTGATTGCCGTCGCGACAGACGAAACGGGCGCGGACTGGTACGCATCGCAAAGACTATTTCAGCAAGACACGCTCAAATTTGTTTTTGATAAAAACGGCGTGGTTATCTCGATGCATCATGACGTGTCGGCACTCTGGCCGGGGGGTAACTCCGTTGCGGAGCTGGCTGCCGATGATATTCCGGCGGAATTTTGCCTTAACGGTGAATGGGTATTCGATGGCAAACGCATCATTCCGCGTGCATATACGGCTGAAGAATGGCAGGCAAGAGCACAGAGCCAGCGCCAGCGACTGATTACCGAAGCCAGCGCAACCATGACCGTATGGGACAGAGAGAAAGACGCAGGTATTCTTGATGATGATGATAAAGCCAGCCTGATTGAATGGACAAAATACGCCAAAGCGCTGCGTAAGCTTGATATCAGCGCCGTTAAGGACGAAACGGGATATCAGGCCGTGATATGGCCGGAGGCACCTGATGTGGCGTGAAGCAACACTGTCATTTTCAGACAGTGTGACAAGCGTCGACTGTGCCATTGTGCCAGCACATCCCTGGGTATATGGACTGGGGCAGCAGACGGATAACGGCGCATACCTGAGTCCGGTGAATGCCACTGCCTATCTGGCGCAAAAGCTGGCAGGCATGGGCGGAAAGGCTGACGTGGTTATTCTGATGGTGGCCAGCCAGACGCATGACAGCTTTATTTCCTCACTGAACCAGTTGGCTGAGGTTTTTCCGGCACCGGCGTTTGTGCAGGTGAAGCGGCTGGCGCAGTCTGCCGCCACACTGGCCACGGAAAAGATGCAGCTGCCTGCAGGCATGAGCGCCGCGCTGCCGCCATCCGTGCCGCTGTCCGTGCCATCCAGCCGCGCCGCGTTTGCAGCCGCTGCCGTGAAGCAGGCCCAGAGTGAAGCAGGCGCAGCAGCCGGGCTTGACGGGCTGAAAGCGCAGCTGGCTGCATTTGGCCAGAAACGTGATGCCATGCTGACAGAGATTGCCGCCGGGCTGAGCGATCTGCAGGGCAAAAGCGCACGGGCATGGGTGTTTACCGGCGGCGGCGACGTGGTGACCACGCTCACGCAGCTGGAAAAAGATATTCCGCAGCCGTCTGCTGTGTATTCGGCGGCCGTGATGCTGGTCGGTGACAATCTTGAAGGAATAAGAGGCATGATCCATGAGTACAAACCCGACGCTGGCGCTTAACGGTGAGGGCATCCCGCTTAAAAATATGCGGGTTACCGTATCAATGGCTTTTCAGGACAAAGACCAGTCCGGGCAGACCAGTTCAACGGCTAAGGCAGAGCAGGGCATCAAGGGAAAAGAGCTGAGGATCAGCGGCGAAATAGGGTTCAGTGATGCTGCGCTGCTGAAGCGCATTTTTGAGCTGGCTTCAGCAACTGACGCCAGCGGCCAGCGGCAAAAATACCGCGTGGCGCATGAGGTGGCGCGCGCGGTGAGTTTTCGCGAGGCGACTTTCACCGGCAACGTAGACGCACCGCAGCAGGAAGGGAAAATGTCCTGGCTGATAACGTTTACCCTGACAGAGCATGTCAGCGTTCAGGAAAAGCGTGAAGCGCGCGCAAGCGGCAAAACCACGGCCACCAAACAGACCGGCGGCGGCAAAGGCGGACCGCAGGCCGCAGGCGAGAGCGACGAACAAATGACGTGGTTTGAGCGCAAAGTGCTTAAGCCGGTAAACGACGCACTGGAATAGCGATGAAACCTGTAACCCGCCTTTACCTGTCAACTGACGAAGTGCATCTGACGGATGCCGCTCTGGTGCTGGAGCTTAGCAGCTGTGGCCGTGGCTTCATCACGGCAAAGACCAGCACTGATTACACCGGCAAAATGGTCCGCATTGATACTGGCTATCCTGACCGGCTGCTGCGCTGGTTTACCGGATACGTGGAGCGCTCGCAGCCTTCGGAAACCGGCTATCAGCGCCTTTTCATCCGTGAGCTGTGCGGCGTATTTGATCGCGCCTGGCCGTGCGCATTTCAGCACCCGACGCTGCGCCAGATTGCCGCCTGGCTGGAAGAACACAGCGGCCTGACCGTTACCGTGCCGCAGGCAGATTACAGCGACAGGCCGATCCCGCACTTCACGCACAGCGGCACAGGATTTCAGCTGCTGGCCAGTCTGGGGCGCGCCTTCGGGATTGCCGATTATCTCTGGTATCAGCTGCCCGATGGCAGCATGTATCTGGGCGGCGCTGAAAAAGCGCTGTTTGCCGGTAAGCCGGTCGACATTCCGCCGGAGTTCAGCCAGTCCACTGCCGGTGGCAATACGATGACCGTACCTGTGATCCAGTCACTGCGTCCGGGCGTGGAGGTAAACGGCCAGCGCGTGACAAAGGTGCAGCTGGACGGCGACACCATGACAATCACCTGGACACCGCGAAACCGTATCACCGGCCAGCCGCTGCAAAAAACACCGGTACAGCGGCAGGTTGAAAGCCATTACCCGGAGCTGGCCAGCGGCCTGCACCTGCCCAAAATGGCGCGCGTTATTGCCCCGACTGAGGCGGTAAAAAGCGGAAACTTTGCTGACCCTTTCAGGCCGCGCTATGCCGTCGATCTGCAGCTGCTGGACGCTGACGGCAATCCGGACGGCAGCACGCCGGTTTATCCTGCCGTGCCGCTGCCCGTTCCGATGGCCGGTAATGATTCCGGTATGTTTCAGTTTCCGCCAGAGGGAACGCTGGTTGAGGTCGGTTTTACCGGCGGACGCCCGGACAAGCCGTTTGTGCGCCAGACCATGCCGGGCGGGACGAGCCTGCCGGACGTGAAGCCGGGCGAACAGCTGCAGCAGCAGCGCGCGGAAGTATCACAGCGGGTAACACAGGCGGGAGACTGGGAACGCCAGACCGATCAGGCCATTCGTGAAACGTCCATGAGCCGGGAAGTTAAAGCCGATACGGAAACGCGTGATCTGGTCAGCAGGGAAACGACAGTTAAAGCCACGGACAGGACCACTGTGATCGGAACGGCGTCACTGATGGCCGGAGCCATTCAGCACGTGACGACAGGCAATTACAGCGTGGCCACGCAGCAGAGCCAGCTGATTACAGTGGGCGGCAATGCGGAAACGGACGTCACCGGCAGCGCTGCGATTAAAGTCGGTCAGGCACTGACTGAAAAAATTGGCCAGCTGCGCCAGAGCATTGCCGGAACGCGTCAGGAAATTATCGCGCCGGTTGTGTGGATTGGTTCAGAGAAGATTAACGTGGCCCAGCTGATGCTTGATACCGTGGCGCTTGTGCAGCAGCTGGCGGACCAGCTGGCCAGCCATACGCACCCGTCAACCGGCCAGCCCACGAACAGCAGCGCCATCGCACAGAGCAGCCAGCAGGCCGCCGCGCTCAGTTCGAAATATTCCCCCGTCATCGGCAAGTAAGCCTGCACACTAACCCGCTATCGCAGCGGGTTTTTTATTGCCCGTCACCAGAACGCCTCAGACGCATGATGCGCCACGCAAAGGCGCGCCCGTCACGCACGACAACCATAAACAGATCATCCGAACAGCGCGCCACTGGCTGCGCGTCAGCACGGCAAAATAATCGTCCGGCAGACAAAATCGGCGCTACACCGCACCCGCCTGCAGGTTTTGCATCATAAAAATTTTTCAGTTTTATTTTTTTTCAAATGGCATGGCCATACAGCGCCAGTGCTGGGGTTCTGCCGGAGTTCGCCAACTGAAAAGAGCGAAAAGAATTTCAGTGCTTTTCAGTTTTCTGGATCTCTATTGGATCTAAGGAGAAATTCAGGTTGTTGAATTAAAAGAACATTAAATATTTTTGTTCATCTTATGGATCTCAAATGGATCTCTATAAAGCTAAGCGACTAAACAGCAAACCCAGACAGGGCAAGGGCTGCAGAGGTTTCAGGATTTTTTGTATTACTGAAAAAATCGGCAAGGGGTATACTGTAATTATGTACAGTATCACATTGCTTGTGAGGGTTTAAAAAATGCGACGTGCTTCACTCAATGGCGCGCTTTTTATGTTCATGGAGCGAGGGGAAAAGCTGACTGATGATGCGATCTGGAATGACCGCTGGGGGCCAGGTAATCGCTATGTGCTGTGGCCACGCGGGGAATATTGGGATGTCAGGTTTAAGCATGTAAAGAACAATAAACTGGAGTGGGTTCCTGTAGCAGATAAGCCTTTTGCGAATGAAAGTGAGGCATGGCAGGCCGCTTACGCTGACTGGGAGAACAAACTTAAGCGGCTGCAATCGTATAAGTGATGTTTATCTCAATTAGTATCTAGAATTGAGCGTAAACTATTTTATAATCATTGATTTTCTTTTCGTTTCAGCTAGGAACGTTAGGAAGAAACTATATCCATAAGCAATGATGGAACCTAAGTAAACTAATGATATTGGGTTGGTAAAGTTATTATAATCAGTTGAGTACATTTTTAGTTGTTCAGGAGTAAGATTTAATTTACTCACTGCATAAGTGTGTCCTATAGATAAACCAAGCCACAATGAGCCTGAACAAAGAAATATGATTCCAGTTAGTGTTGCAATCACCTTTTCAAGAAACCCCGTATAAAAATTAGGGTCAGAATAGGCAACTTTTGTGAATACGGCCATAAGTACGAAGTATCCACCAATCACCCACATGTAAAGCGCTTCACTCATAACTACCCCAAAAAATTTCAATAGTTGAACAAAGGCAAAGAAGTTCTATCACTTGCATATCCGCTAAAGCGAAGTTGGCTAAGGCATCAAAAATCAGTGAGAAACTTTTGTCGTCCTGCTGGGACTAGACCAGCTACTAAGCGATTATGAGTAAAATTATAATAAAATACTAGAGAAATCGATGTCACCACTTAGCTGCAATAAAGAAATTAGTCTTTAATAATCAATTGATTTTATTATTTTTGTATTGCTGATCGAGAGGTTTCTAATATGTGGAACAAGAATTAAATTGATTGTGTTGTGAGTTGTCTGAAAAATAAATAGACACATTATCTAACGGCATGCTAAAAATTATCTACCTTAAACGTGGCTATGATTCAGAGGGCTATATGGTTAAAAAATTTAGTGACCAAATTGACCAACTCAAAAAGAACTTAGAAGCAGTTTCAGGACCTCAAGAGATCCCTTTTAGCGAGCTTTTTAATAATCAGTTTTTGTCTGAATGCTCTTCTTTTACCTCTCTTGAAGATATGTTTCATAAGTCGGGATTCAGTGTTGAAACTAAGGAGGATTTTGCTGCCATACCGGATCAGGAATGGGAAGATTTCATAACGCAAAACACTTCTTACAGCAGTTGGAGGGAAATGCAGGTTGATGCAGGTAGAAAGCACATAAGTAAAATGCTCAAAAAAGGTATGTGA